CCGTCGCGCGCAGGCGATCGCCGATCGTGCCGTCGAGGGCGGTGTCGGCGGACAGGGTGCCAGCGGTGGCGGCCGACGTGCGAGGCGTCAGGCCGGACACGGTGACGACCTTCTGGGCGCCCGAGGTCGTGAAGTCGAGGCGGGCGATCTGTACCCACGAGACGCCTTGATCCAAGCTGGTCTCGACGATCGCGTAGACCGACGTGCCGCCGGAGCCGTAGCCCAGGCGCGCGGAGAGCGTGATGGCGGTCGCGCCGCCGAGATCATCGACGACGTCGCCGACCTGCGTCGCGGCGGCGCCGATCGAGAAGTCGCCGAGGCTGAAGGTGCCGCCGGTGATCATACGATGACCTCGCGATAGGGGTTGAGCAGCGCCACGACGCCGTCAGGAAGCGGCCCGCCGCCGTTGCGCGGGTCGAGCCAGGATTGCGAGCCGATGCCCTCGACGCTCTCGCTGCGCAGCGCGGGATCGCGGCCGCGCGAGGCGTTCATCGCCACGACGAGCTGCGTGGCGGCGCGCTCGATGGCGGACGGAACGCCGGACGGCAGGTCGTAGCCGGCGACGTAGGTGATGACGATCTTCGCCGCTGGCCAGCGGGCGCGTTCGTCGCTGAGCAGGCGGTAGATGAAGCTGCGGTCGATCTCGTAGTCGGCGGCCACGAGCGTTTCGCCGTCCTCGACCACGCTCGTCACGCTGACCACCGGCCAGCGCGACAGCATGATGACCTCGGACGAAGCCGAGAGCCGCAGCGTCTCCGCGACGGTCTCGCGGCCGAGCGGACGCCCGAGGTAGTCAGCGATGACGGCGCTGGCCTGATCGATGTAGGCCAGCAGCCGTGCGTCGTCGCTCGTCCCCGAGATCGACAGTTCGCGCTTGACCGCATCGAGCGAGGTCAGGCGCGAGGACGTCGCGGGAACGAGCACCGACAGCATCAGATCACCGTGATGACGAACTGGCCGACCTTGGCGTTGCCGCCCTGCGCCAGAACGATCTGGACGCGGTCGTTCGCAAGGCAGATCAGGTCTTGAACGGCGTGGTTGACGTTGGTGCCAGTATAGAACCTGTCGGTTCCATCCTGCCCATGCGTCGGCTGACGCGGCGCGCGCGTGCCGCTGGCGCTGATATTTGACTGCGTCCAGAGCCCCTGGCCTGTGGCCTCGATGGTGATCGTGAAATCGACCGTCGCGTCGTAGGGATTGGTTCCGTCCGCGACATAGGCGATGGACGAGATGGCCCCGGTGATCGTCGGCGAATAGGCCGTTGCTGACCCGTCCGCCGCCGTGGTCACCGAGACGCTGAAGCGCTCGACCTTCATTGGATCACTCGACCACGTAGTCGAAGATCACGTCGATGTGCGTCGCCGTGGTCACGTTCGAGCCCGTCTTGCCGACCAGGATCGCCGTGCCGGCGTCGTTGGCGGTGTACGACGCGCCATCGGCGAGAACGGCGCCGCCCGTGCCGCCGTCGACGAGGACGGTCGACTGCGTCAGGCTCGCCTGCGCGAACGCGACCAGCTTGCGCGAGGTCGAGACGGTCCCGAGGATGTCAACCGTCGTGACCGCACCGGCCGCGCCACCGACGGCGATCGCCTTCGCGGCGACCATGCGGTAGCTCTTGCCGGAGATCGCCGGCAGGAGAGTGGCGCCCGCGTTGATCTCGGCGATGGTGAACCGCTGGCGCTTGTTCAGCACCGCGCCGCCGGACACATAGCCGCCCGACGCGATGTTGAGTTCGCCGCCGACGACCCAGCGGGAGCCGCCCTGCTCGGCGTAGTTCTGCGTGTTGTAGCTCATGAGGCACCTCGCTAGGTGAAAGGCGGCGAGCCGAGGCCCGCCGCCTCATCGGATCAGGCCGGCGGGTTCGCCGTCGGAGCGGTGCGGGCGTGGCCGAGCACCCAGACGGCCGCGATCAGCGCCGCGCTGGCGTTGTTCGCGGGCGTGATGGTCGCGCGGACGTAGCGCTTGCCGCCGACGTAGCCGATTTTCCGGCACTCGTTGTCGTCGTCGAACTGGAAGCCGGCCTGCGCCTCGGTGCCGAGCAGGAACGTATCGGCCACGGCGGCGTTGTCGGTCAGGGTCGCGCTGTCGCCGTCCTCGATCAGAACGGTGAACGTCGCGTCGGCGTCGGCGATCGAGCCGGTCAGGATGACCAGCTCGACGCTCTCGTAGCCGCGCGTGTCGAGGATCTGCGAGACGAGGGCGGTGTTGCCCGCCTCGGAAACGGGCGAGATCGCCCGCTTCACGTCGATGTTGTTGTGGAGGTCTTTGGAGGCCATTGCGATGGTCCTTTCTCGATCAGGATCAGAGAGCGACGTTCTGGAGGACGATCGCCTCGGGCAGCACGACCTGACCGCCGACGCGGCGGCGGAAGATCATGCGGACCGCGCCGCTCGTGGCCTGCGTGTACGGGTCGCGCAGCATTTCCATCGCGATCCGATCGACGATCACGTAGGCGCGACGGAAGTCGCCGAATGCCAGCGGCTTGTTCGACGCGCCGACGCTGGGCATGTCGGGAGCCTCGACATACGGCGCGCCGTTGATCGTGTTCGGGACGCCGCCGGACAGGCCCGGCGCCCACAGGTACTGGCCGGTGCCGTCCTTCAGGCGCCGGATCTCGCCGATGGTCGCGCGGTTCGCCATCCAAACGGCGCGGGCCGCGTAGTCGGTCTCCAGGTCGTAGAAGACCCGCAGGATGCCGTCGGCCGTCAGCGCCGCCGCGGCGCCGCTGTTGACCGTCGAGATCGAGGCGTTGCTGAGGAAGCCGAACGGACGGCCGACGCCGGAACCCGACAGGAACGCGGCGCCCTCGGCCTTCGCGAACTGCTCGGTCGCCTCGGCGCGGACCTCGGCTTCCATGTTGAACGCCGTGTCTTCGAGCATCTGGTTCGTGATGTCGCAGAGCGCGAACATCTCGTGCGTCGGGATCTCGTCCATGCCGTAGGTCAGGCCGGTCGTTTCCGACTTCGTGCCCTGCTCCTGGACCCACTGCGCGGAGAAGGTGCCCGTGCGCTTCGGCAGCTGGATGGCCTTCTGCGTGGTCTGGCGCGTGCGCGCGACCGCGCGGAACGGCGTGATCTCGACGACGCCCTTGATGATTTCGCGGACGTACTCGGTCGGCGCGAGGTAGCCGCCGAGCGTGTCGGGCGCGAGCGACAGGGTCTTCATCTCGGCCTGCACGCTGTCGAGCGACTTACGCTCGCTCTCGGACAGCGAGCCGTCGCCGCGCGCGATCGAGCGGACCACGGCGCGCATCCAGTCGTTGGCCCGGGCCTTGACCTCGTCGGCGGCCGGGGCGGACTTGCCCGAGCCCAGGCGGTTGAGCTTCGCGGCCAGATCGGCGGCGGTCTCGCTCGCGTTCTTCGCGGCCAGCTCGGCCTGCACGAGCTTCTGGTTCAGCGTCTCGTACTTCGACAGGCTCGCCTCGATGCGGTCGAGCTTGTCGCGCACGACGACGTCGGCGCTGCCCTTGCGCTCGATCTCGGCGAGGCGCGCGTCGTTGGTCTTCTTGAAGGCTTCGAAAGCGGAGCCGACAGCGTCGACCGCGCTCTTCAGTTCGCTGGTGTCCATTGGATCAACCTTTCGCGGAGAGGATGGAAGCCGCGCGCTTGAGCGACGCGACCAGAGCCTCGACCTCGTCGTCACGAGAGGCGTCGGCGGTATCGTCGCCTGCGTCGCGCAGGTGACGGCGGACCACCGCGACGAGGCTCTTCGCCTCGGCGATGGACATCTTGCGTTCGTCGCGCAGGGCGGCCTCCAGGCCGCGCGCGTCGAGGATCAGGGATGGCGCGCTCTTGAGATATGCGAGCTTCGCCAGCGGGTTCATCGGGTCGTCGACGATCGAGACCTCGCGCAGATCGATCGCCTTGAGCCAGCGGCGCGGCTCGCCCGTGCGGCCGGTGCCCATCTTCGAGCCGCCAGCAGGGACGCGATAGCCGATCGACATGCCCTTGATCGCGCCTTCGCGCAGGCGCGCGTAGGTCATCTTGCCTTCGTCTGTGTCCAACCCGATGATGCGGCCCTCGACGTGCAGGCCGTTCGTGTCCTCGGCCATCTTGTCCCAGACGCCGACGGCGCCCTTGGCGCGGTCGTGGTTGTAGTACATCGAGGGCAGGCCGCCCTTCGCGCTCCACGACGCGAGGCTTCGCGCCATCGCGCCCGGCGTGATCATGTCGCCGCCCTCGTCGATGTTGCCGTAGACCGCGCCGTATCCGGCGAATGAGCCGGCGGGCTTGTCGGGCGCGAACTTGACTTCGAGCGCGATGCTCGCGACGCCGTTTGTCATTCGCCCAGCTCCTCGATCCGATCGGCGATCCTGTTCGCCCATGCGCGGCCCGCGTCGCCGCCCCAGAGATCCCACGCGATGCGGCCGTTGCTCGGGAAGCCGGGCTCGCCTTCGCGGAAGCCCTCGGCCCGCTTGTCGACCTCGTGGCGCGCGAAGAAGCCGACCATCCGCATGATCGTGTCGCGCGGCAGGCGCCGGCCGTTGCTGATGTCGCGCGCGCGAGCGATGCCGATCGCGGTGCCGCCGCGGCCGAACTCGGAGCGCCACGCAAGCGCCCGGCGAGCGGCGGCGGCCATCTCGTCGGTGGGCTTCCACGGGTTCTTTTGGCCGTTGTCGTCGTCCTCGTCGTCGTCCTCGACGTCGACCGGCGACGCCACGTCCGCATCCGAGCCCTGGCCGGCGACCTCGCCCATGTTGAGCGGGAAGAGAGGCTTGTCGAGGCCGTCCAGCGGGTTCCACCCGTCGTCCTCGCGCGCCTCGTTTCGCGTCATCCAGCCGCCGCGGATCGCGCGGTCGTAGTACTCGGCGCGATCCTTGAGGCTGCCGCGCAGCAGTTCGCTGGTGTCGATCGTGAAGCGGAGCCCCGCGCGCCATTCGTCGTCGGTGAGGAGCTGCGCGTTCAGCGCGGCGGTGAGGGCCTTGATCTCGGGCTGAAGCGTGTAGCGGACATGCGCCGCAAAGAAGGCCTCGGCGCTCGCGAAGGTCGGTGAGTTGTTGCCGGCGTGGCCGAGCATGATCGAGAACACGCCCATGAGGCGCGCGATTTCCTCGATCTGGTGCTTGCGCGTTTCGAGGTGCTGCGCGTCGACGCCGGTCATCTGCGTCGGCGTGAACTTGAGGGCGCCCGAGGCCAGTACCGGCTTGCCGGTGTTCGCTGCCGATCCGTACATCGAAGCGATCGCCTGGCGCACGCGATCGCGCTGCTCCTCCGACGGGTTGCCGTCGAGCGTGAAAAGTCCGGTCGTGCGGACGCCGTTCTTGTGCAGAGCGGCTTGCGACCGCTCGCTGGCCTGGGCGAGACCGAGCGCTTGGCGCCCGAGCAGGACCGGATCGAGGCCGCGCGCGCTGTCCCACGACGGTGAGCGCAGATGGAAGACCTCGCCGCGCGAGAGCGTCAGGGTGCGGCTGTTCTCCAGGCTGATCGTGTATTCGAGTTCAAGGTCTTGCCGAACCACGATCTGCACGTTGTCGGGCTTGATCGGGATCAGCTCGCGGATCTGGCCGTTGACCACGTTCCGCCAGGACACCGCGCAGCCCGTCGACGCCTTGTGCATCATGGTCGTGCGCGTCCACTCGCTCGCGTCCTGCCATGCGTTCGTCTTGCGCGCGAACAGGTCGTAGAGCGGGTGATCGGTCGCCGGCTTCATGCCGCCATCGACCGGGCGCATCAGCACGATCGGCAGCTGCGCGATGCCGTCGGCGATGACCATGACCGCGCGATAGAAGGCCGGAACCTGCAGCGCCGTCGAGATCGTGACGGGCTCGCCGGTCCAGGACTGGCTGTAGCCGAATGCGGCGTCGAGCCAGCCCTCGGTGAACTCGACCGCCTTCTTCTCGTCGCGGCCGAGCAGCCGCTCTATCCAGCTCAGCACGGCATCGCCCACGCCGCCGCCGGTCCGGCGACGGTCGGGTTCAGCGTCATGAGGTGCGCGGCGTTGAATGCAGCCATCAGCGGATCGATCTTTCCGTAGCCCGAGGCGGCGCGCTCGATCATCATCGCGGTCGAGGTGGCGCGGACCTTGGCGTTTCCGGCGCACCACGCCATGAGGCGCGAGCCGGAGTGTTTCAGCGAGCCGTCGACCAGCTTGCGCTCGACGGTCTTGGCCGCGTTCATCAATCGGATACCCTGAGGCACGCCGACGAGCAGCTTCGTCTCTTCCGAGACGCCGATCTCGGCCAGCGCGTCCACCGCGCCGCCGATGCCGGCGGGATCTGCGCCGACCATCGCGAGGCAGCCGGCATCCAGCACAAGCCCGACATGCGACTTGATCCACTCCAGATCGCCCGGCAGGCCGTCGACGACCGTCAGGTCGCCGTCGCGAGCGAAGTCCTGGTAGAGCGCGGCGTTTGCCTTTCGCCGGTCCAGCCCCTCGGGGCTGATCAGCGCATGAGCCCAGAGCAGCCATCGGCGCGTATCGCGCTCGCGCGCAATGACCGCGAAGCCGAACAGGTCGTCGAGGCCGCCGCCGTCGAGGCCGATCGTGGCGACCTCAGCGCGGTCGAGCAGCTCGTCGAGCGATCGAGGGCCGCCGTTGCCGCGCGACCAGAATTGCGCGCCAGCCCAGCCGTCGGACCGTAAGGCCACGCCGATCTGGACGTTGAGGTGCTGCGATGCCCAGCGGCGAAGCTCGGCCTCGCCCGCCTCCTTCGCGGCCTCGAAGTCAGGGACGAGGCGATCGACGGTGATGCTACGGCCGTTGTTGGGCGTGAC